ACAGTACGCATAGCACCTAAGCCAAGCATACCCATGAGTACTGGCATCATAGTAGCCATATCTAGTACAGGGATTTCAATGGTAGAATTGGCAAGAGCAAGCGTAAAATTTGCCATCGGGATAAGAATGTACTGACTCGCAAGTCCAATACAACAAGTCCAACCAACAGCAGGTCTCCACCCCGACACAAATAAGCTCTTATGTGCCGCTTCTGTCTTATTAACTTCAAGTTGCGCTTTCGCAAGCTCCTGCGCGTGCTTTTCAGCCATTGTTGAAAGTTCAAAGGCGATGGCATTCTTCTTGTCTTTATCCTCTATGAATTTGTCAAGTAGTCCAGTTACTGGTCCGATTAGTTGTTGTAACATATATGCCTCACTTAAGGGGATTTGAGAGGTAGTCCATACCCTGCCACAAATCCTCTACCTCTTTAGTTAATGTCTTGAACTTTACTTCTGTATCGCCAATGTCATTAATAATAATCTCTGCTGTAGCTACAGTAGCTTTCATGGCTTCTATCTCGTTAGATAGCGTAGAAACGTCTGTATTCAATTCTAAGAGCTTTTCTTGTTGACTTAGTAGTGTCTCAAGCCTTGTGCCTAAAGTCGCTAGATTCTCACGTATGGGGCTTATATCAGGTATCTGCTGTGCTTCCACTGCTTCCAGTCTGCTGTACAAACTAGAGGCTGTCCATACGCCACCACCTATAGTACTACCAATACCAAGTACAATGGCAATCCACACGCCCTTGAATGATGTGTCACCTATCTTAAGTTCTGTACTTTCTAAACTCATAGTTCAACACACTCTGTTCCATACATAAAGCAAGAGTAACCTAAGTACGTTGGTCCTGTTTGAAAGAACTCTGACTCGCTACCTGCGGCTAATACATCAGTCTCACTTACGTATAAGTCTAAGCCGATACCATCACCACCGTTAAGGTATACAGCCGTTAGGTTACGTGTAGTGTTGTAACCCATAGACACCCACTGTGCGTTAGCGTCATAGAAGATGTTAGTCTGTTCCGCTGTAGTGTTAGCATTCTCAATGCCTTGCTCTAGGAATGCTACGGCTTCCTCTGAGTTAGCTACGGCTAGGTAGGCAGAAGCATTATTAGCTCTAGTTTCTATCTCTGTGGTAGATTGATTAAATGTATCAACAGTCTCTTGTTCTATCTGTAGGACTTCCATAGTCTCAGCTACAAACGTCTGTACTTCCTCTTCCTGCTGTGGGTTGCCCTGTGCTTCCTCTACTCGTTCAGCTACTTCCACAACGGAAATCATGTCTACTACAGCTTCAGTAAATACATCTATGGCTTCATCCATTAATGTTAACTCTTCCATAGCCTTGTTCTCTAATACAGCTTTAACGTCACCGTATGGCTGATAGTTAGTAGCAAAGTTAGTTAAGGCAGTGTTGTAGGCTTGTACCTGTGCTTCCTGTATGTGTGCTGTTGTAGATAGAGTGCCATCAGACAAAGCATCACCCCGATGTGCATACTCCATACCTGCGCCCACTAGGAGGATGCCAGTGTTAATCTGGTCAACTATAGCAGTACTTGAGTCTAGTAGCGCGTCATATTCACTTGACTGAACTACGGAACTTAGCACTAACAGAGATAATAGTATCTTCTTCATCTGTGTCCTCTCCTCCTATGTTTAATACGTTATTGTACCAATCTTTAGTTTTCTTGTCGTAGTCTGGTATGTAAGTTTCTGGTTGACGTTTCATAACTAACATAGCACGTTTACCTACGACTAGCTTACCGTTTGACAGTATAGGACAAGGTGTACCTGAGATAAACATTGCCTTCCATACGTCAGTGCTTTGACACATACGTGCTACGGCACTTACCTTCATACCTAAGTCAGCTAGTACCTTAGCGTCCCTACGTCTATTACATTCAGGGTCAACATCATAAGTACCGCTAGAGAACCCTACGCCTACTGTCTGTAATGAACCACCTGTACCCTTAAGGCAAGTGTCCATACCATTACTCATGTAGCTAGGAGTGATTGCAGAACCTACGGGTATCTCGCTACTGCTTCCTACGCCATTGTAGGTGTTGCTTACTGAATCATCTTTTGTACTGTTGTTACTATTGGTAGTCGAGTTAGAACCGTGGTACGTATTCAAACTACCTTCCTGAGCGTTGTCCCCAAGTGCTACCCAAGACAACATCATTAGCAAGAAAAATAACTTTCTCACTTCTTATGTACAATCTTCTGTACTGTCTCTGATTCATAGATACGAATACCTAACCAGATAATAGTAAAGATACTAGCAACGGGAGGCAACCAAGCCGCTAGTGACATCACTCCTGCGGATGCCGCGAATACGTCTACAGCTTGTTTTGTTTCTTCCGTGACCATGTTGCTCTCCTATTATATTGCGGCAATTATAAATGCCAGTAGTTCATCATATCTAACACCTAGCTGTGTAGTCTCCACTGCTCCTTCTGGTGCTAGTTCTTGTTCCTCGTGGCGTTCACCTGTTTCATCTTCCCACCAAGTGTCAGAGCAGAACATAGCGTAACGGCTCGCATCTAACCCTTCAGCGGAAAAAGCATCACGTAAATCTTGTGCCATTATTCCAAAGTGTATTCTTGCTTCTTCGCCTTTTTCTTCGTATGCATCTTTCCATCGGTACTTACGGAGTAAACCTTTACAAGCAATAGCTACACGAGTCTCTGCTTCCGATAGTTCCTCTACGTCTCTTTTATGCGTTTGGTCAGAAGTAGCGATGTTTCCATTGGTAGCGTATACGGTATTCCATTTATAAAAAGGATGCCCACACTGCATACCGTTGTTAAGACTTGTTCCTATACTGTTACAAGGAGTCAGTGCGTTGTATGTAGTACCAGTAGAACCTGAGAGTTTAATACCACAGGATACAGAAGTAATATTAGCCGCTATGTAAGGAAAAGAATATTGAGCAGTAGAATTGCCCATTCCGATAACTCCACGAGTATATTCAGTACCACTTGTGTTGTAACCTGTCATCGAAATAAAAGCACCACGATAACCATTACCCTGTGCCGTTGTGTTTTGTAGCTCTAATACAGGCTCTAAATCAGCAGACTTGTTGTGTTCTAAGACAACCCCTTCTGTACTCCCTATGATTTTACCATCTACATCAAGATTACCATCTACATTAACAGTGCCTTTAAGGTTTATGGTGCTTCCGTTTGCTGTGGTAACGCCGTTGCCCATGTTAAATATGTTTTTTGCAAATATATCTTGACTGCCCATATTGATGGTCGTGGAATCACCCGAACCAGAAGAACCACCATAACCAGTTCCTATGTTAACTACTTTAACATCTGTATTATTATTATTATCAGAACCTGTAGCAATATTAGTAGTAACACTACCTGTTGTGCTTATATCTACGTTAGGTGCTGTGACAGTACCAGTTACATCAAGGTCGCCAGTTACTCCACCATACAAATTAGTTGTCCCTGCAACAGTCAAAGACTGTGTGCCTGATGGCGGTATGCCTATATTTACATTGCCAGTGAACGTAGCACCTGATAAGTTTGCTTTTCCTGCTACAGTAGTGTTTAGACTATCTATATCTACGCCATCGACAGTGCCGCTTACTGCAATGTTACCAACAACGTCTAATGCTTGTGCCGGAGTATCAGTGCCTATACCTACGTTTCCTGATGAGTCTATACGCATACGCTCGTCTGTAGCCTGAGCAAACGCAATAGGTTCTCCCGAAAATGACCTTAGTGTCCATGTTGGGTTTGCCGCCGCAAGGTCAGAACACCGTATGTTTAATGCACCTGATACCGAATTGAAAGAAGCTACATCTACATCTGTGCCGCTTGTACCTCCGTGTACTGCTAACTTAGTAGCAGGACTAGTAGTACCTATACCTACATTGCCTGATGAGTCAATAACCGTACGATAAACACCTGCGGAATCATCATAGATACTAAACTTACCGTCAGTGTTAATAATAGAATAGTCTGAGTTGTTATTAGTATCTGTAAGGTACAAGCGAGGTAAAGTAGATTCAATACGCAAATCACCAGTAAATGTAGCACCTGATAAGTCTGCATATCGCCCATCGAGGTCTGTAGTAACTGTACCGCTGTTAGCTTTGGTAAGTGTCAACGTACCATCAGCAGTGTCAAACGATGCAGAGGTAATTTCTAAGTTTTGTGCTGATGTTGCAGATGCCGCGGCTTCGCTTGCTTTGGTTGTGGCTATACCTGCTTGTGTTGTGGCTATAATTGCTTGAGCCAATGCTGTAGAAACAGAACTCTGTGCTATAAGTTTTGCCGTCTCTGCATCATCCGCAGAATTACTAGCGTTACTGGCTGATGTACTAGCGGCAATGGCTGATGCACTGGAGGCACTAGCAGAAGCACTGGAGGCGCTGGCTGATGCACTAGCGGCGTTCGCCTGTCCAGTTACTTCCTGTAAAAAGGAATTGTCCGATGAATCTCCTGAGCCACCTACACCTCTGAATATAGCCATGAAACATTCCTATAGTTAAAAAAAAAAAAGAATTGTATAAAAAAGAAAAGGGAAAGGGGCTTCCGAAGAAACCCCTTAAGTACTACTATTAGCTTACAGTTAGTACGAAACCTGCTTCAGGACGTACTACTTGTGTACCGTACAAAGTATCAGCAGTATATAGAGTAGCAAGGAAGTCTTGCTTATACTGAGTCTGTGAACGAACACCTTGTTGCTCGGCAAGAACCATAGCATCTTTGTGGAACAAGAAAGCACCTTTACCGCCTACAGTAGTCGGGCAGTTGTTAGAAACAAATACGTCAACACCGTACAAGTTACCAATCTGACCATTCACTACTGTCTGACCGTTTACGAAATCGCTAGATGAGAAACGCTCTTCAGCCATGATTGCGTTACGAGCAGAAGGTGGAATAACCATGCAACGACCGTCCATAGGTACGTCAGCTTCATCCATTTTCTGAATGATAGAACGGAATGCCGCGTCAGTGAAAGCACCAATAGTGTTACCAGAAGCCGCTAGTGCAGTAGTACCATTAGAAGCAAAAGAGTTGCTGTGAAGCCAATCAGTTAGCACACCACCAGTGGCTTCTGTACCAAACTTCTTACCTAAGTCAAACAAGTCAGTATCAACTTGGTTAGCTAGAGCGTAACCTGCGTCACCAGTGTAGAACTGACGAAGAGATGCAAGTGCTTGTGCTTCAGTAATGTCTTCGATTAGACGTGAGTACTCAAAGTGCTTGTTGATTGTTACTTGTACTTCTGACTCTTGGTCTGCCTGAATAGTTACTGCTGTACCTGCGGCTTTAGCGTTAGCTGAACCACGAGTAGGCTTAGGAATGTGAAGGGTATCACCTTTCTTGCCAGTCATAGAAAGTTTCTTAACTAGGTTAGCTAGTACAAGATTCTTCTGATAAGCGGCAACAACTTCGTCACTCCAGATTTCTGGGATAAAAGTTGCCGCGTTAGTGTTACCTACGACTGTGCTGTTTGAACTACCATCGGCAGTTGCGGGATATGTTGATGTAGCCATTTTAATTCACCTTATAAATAATATTAGTTTCGTACCCTCCCTTCTGCATACGCTTGCATAATCTCATTTGATAGTGCTTGGTATCTGTCGGGGTCAGTACGCATTAGTTTAATAATGTCTGCGCGTCTGTAGACCTTCTTGGCTCTCTGTTCACCACTACCACGGGCATTGCCTGTAGATGCGGATTTAACAGATTGCTTTCGTTGTTGTTTCTCATTGGCGGCAGTTTGAGTGACAACCTGTTGACGTTCCTTCCATAGGGAAAATAGTTCGTCAGCGGCATCTACATCATACTGTTGGTCTGCCTGTGCAAAGAGCCGTGTCCTAATCTTCGAAGCCTTAATCCAATCAGCGAACTTAGCGTCCTGCAAGATTCCCTTCATCTCAGGGTGTTTGGTTTGCAGTGTAGCCATAGCCGTTGACTGTCGGTATTGGTTGCTGATGTTTTCAGCTTCCTTAATCTTCGGATGATTATTAATTGCTCTTTCGACTGCCTTGTCGGGGTCAGAGAAAAAATCTACTTCTTCGTCATCATTTGTTACTTGTGTTTCAGTTTCGTTGAGTTGTGTCTGAATGTAGTCATCAACAACTTTGCGTAGGTCACCCACTTCAGAACTTTGTTTACCTAAAAGTTTCTCAGCCTCTTGGTGCATCCTTACTATCTCGGCTGTACTCTTTCCTTGATACTTCTCAGGTATGTCTGACTCAGGTTCTTCAAGAGTTTCCTCTAACTGAGGGTCTTGTTCTAGCGTTGTGTCAATGTCGTTCTCTTCTACGTCTTCTGGACGCTCATCTGTTAGTCGTGCCATTATTAAACTCCGTGATTAATATCATTATGGAGGTGTATTAAATGTAAGGGTTCTATGGTCAAGAGTTGCCCTTACGTTATAGTGTTACGCCATGCTTCCTTTCATGCTTGATTTGTTTCTCCCGCTGTTTAGCCCATCTTTCTTTGCCCGCGGAAGAGTTCATATCTCGCTGTATTTTTACGGGTGTAACAATCTTTCTAGCCTTCAACTCACAATTAGGACAATCAACTTCTTCTACGTCTGAGCCTCTAAGAAACTCGTTGACGTGTCCGTTGTCACATTGAAAATCGTATAAACGTCTCATTCTTCCGAGTCGTCTTCTTCTTGTTGTTGTTTAGCTGTTTCTATCTGTGACTCTAGGTTCAGCATATTAGCCATGACTACAAGTTGTCCCTTACGAAAGTAAAGGTCTTTGTCGTCTTTACAGGCTTCTACGGAGTTGACCTGTTCTGCACTTCCTTTTAAGTCTTGCACTAAGTTCTTCCAACCATCTGTACGGAACATCTCTTCAAAGGAACGATAGTACTTCTCTAGTTCTACATCAGTCATCTACTGTTTCTCCCTATAGGACAGCTTTAATTAATAATTTAAATAACATACTTAATGTATATTATAGTAATATTATACCATAGTTTACTAAGAAAGTCAAGCTATTTCTTAGGCTTTTTCTTAACTGCTGTCTTTTTTTTCTTTGGTGGTCTTCCTACTTTACTACCGTATGTGCCTTTACCGTATGGCATAGTATTCTCCTGATTACCATTTAACTTTATCAGCCCAATAAGCCGCAGACATCTTACCCTTAGCAATGTTCTTACCGTGTCTGGACTTGAAGGACTTACGTTTAGCTTTCATCTTAGCGGACTCACCTGACTTAGGTTTGCCCGCTGTGCTTGCGCCCTGTTCACCAAAGCGTATGGTCTTAATCTTGTCACCTTCTTTAGCAACTACCACATGAGACTTCTTGGCATGGCTAGGTGTACGCTTTGGTTTGTTAAAGCCAGAGACTCCTGCTCTAGCTAGTCTTGGGTCTTTTTTTACTGGCATTAGATTTCTCCTTGCGGGATTCCTTGAGGTCTTGGACTTCCGCTTCCAATGCCGCTAGTTTCTGGTCGTGCTGTTGGAATGCCTTGTTCACCTGCTCCAATACCTCGTTGAATTGACGCTGTGTTATCATTTGCTTTTCCTTGTTGGGTTTCTTTAACAGCTACTTCACGTTCTTTTAGTAACTGCTCTGATATTTTAAGACGCTTCTGGAACTCTTTGTCGTCCGCATCGCCTGACTTAAGGTTAGCCGTAACAGCCTTGATACGGTCAATCTCAAGCTCCTGTGGTACAACACTAGCCTCTGCCGCAAGTTTCTGCGCTCTAGCCTGTGACTCAAACGCTTGACCCTGTAGTGCCGCAGTCTGTGACTTCTGGAAATCCATCTGTGCTTGCTGTGCGGCTTGTTGTGCTTGCTGTGCTTCTGGGTTAGGTTGATTAGCCTGTTGCAACGAAGAGATAAGTTCTTCACGATTAGACAAGTTCATGTTATCAATGATTGACATAATCAACTGTGAGTACATTGGGTTGTCTTGTTGCATAGTCTGTAGTAACTGTACAAGCTGTGTAACCTCATACTCACGAGCAATGATACCTAGACTGCTAGAAGTATGGAACTTGTAGTCCGCTACAGGATAACGCTCAGGGTTAAACTGCATATAACGATGTGCGGCTTTAGTTACGAATGGAATAAGGAATGATTCTTGGAAGTTAATCAACGTACGCTTGTGACGCTTGATGATAGCACCGAGGCTCATAGAGATGCCCGAAGCTGTAGACTGACCGTTGATAGAACCAGAGATACCCGCAGAGTCAATAGCACCTGTGGCTGTCTGTACCATCTTTTGTAGTTCAGCGGCTTGTCCGAAGGTAACTTGACTAACATTACCGAAGTTTAATGGCTGTAGGACTTCAGCAGGGTTACCATTAGTTAGGATAGTCTTACCCGCACGTACCTCTGCTTTAGCACCTCTAGGCATACGTGTAGCATCAATAGCCATCATCGGGTGGATAGTAAGTGCAAGAGCATCGATTCTAGCTCGTAGTTCTGCGTCTAACGCCTTTTGAGAGTTATACCCTTTCTCACATACTCCTCGACCCCAGAAACGGCTAGGAACGACATCCCATGGGAATGCAACGACTGGTCTGTCGCCCATCATGTATGGATTCTCTTCAGCCTTAAGTAAAGTACCATCATTAGCAATAACAACAATAGCTTCTACGTAGTATGAATCACTCTC